AGCCATGAATACAGATGGAACATTTAAAATCATTTATACACATGAAGGCTGGAGAGAAATTAATACAAAAGATGAATTAGTAAACATAATACATGATTATCCAACTGATTTATTGAAATATTATTTTAATCAAAACGAACAATAAATTTACCATCATCAGTTAATTCGTAATTATTAAACTTATTTTTATAAGGAGGAGTAATCTGCTGAACCTTATCACTCTTATTATGTCTATTACATTTTTTAACTACAACATTAGGTAAATGGTCTTTTAGTTTAAAATAATAATCAAAATATCCATCTTGTGAACTCATGGTAGTCATTTTGTAAAAGGTATTTTTATTGTAATTTAGTGTAGATGATACTTCATAATCATAAGATATTGCTGATCCTTCCACAACATGACGCCTTTTATTTTTGTAATAATAAAATCTGGTCCAGTCTTTAGGTTTTTGTTGTTTGTGTTTATACTTTGTGATGATGCTAGGAGGACAATAGATTTTAAGATTTTTCAATAATTCCTCATCGGTTTTATTCATTAATATAAGGTTAGAAAATAAATATAAGAATAAATTAATTTCTCACCTATAATTAAATGGATAAAGACTTGACTATATTACCTATTCAACCGCCAGAGAGTGAAAAAAAAGCTAGGAAAAAATTACACCCTAACCTACCCGATATTTATAAGGGACAACTGATAGTGTGTGCTGCTCCAATTAGGTCTGGTAAATCTGTACTTTGGAATAATTTTTTACATAATCCTAATTTTTATGCTGATTGTTTTCAAGATGTGGATATAATTAGTAATACAATATTTAATGATGCTACCTCACGCTTTAGTGCTTCTAAATGGAAAAATACATCGCATGAGATGTATAGTGATGAAATAATAAACAATATAGTAAAACGCCAAAAAGATAAAAAGAAAGCAGAAGGAGATTCTAGTTTTGCTTTGATATTAGATGATATATGTGGTGATTTAAATAGACATGGAAGAAAAGGAGGAAAAGCTATACATTTTGCGACTAGATTTCGTCATGCTGTAAATAAAGGAGATCCTGTGATGTTCTTTTATGCTAATCAAAAATATAATGATGTTGCTACAATAATTAGAAATAACATGACGGGATTATTTTTAAGTGGAAATATTAAATCTCAGAAAGAATTACAATCAATTAAAGATGATGTTGCTGATACATTTGGTGGAAGTAAAGCTTTTGATAGTTATATGGAAAGGGCTCAAGAAAAACCTTTCTCATGGTTATATTTTAGGCTAGATAGCACACCACCAGAAGTATACTTGGATTTTAAGGAGAAATTGTTTCCAGTAAAATATCTTAAAAATTAATAATCTAAAAATTAATTAACTTTAATTTTTTTTCCTAGTATATAATAAATGAATAACCCGTTTAATCTACAGAACGATTTGAATGGTTTTCGTGCTTCAGTTGGAAACCAAGTCGCAGCCTACGACCATAATGTAGCTATTTTAAATACTGGTGTTTTGCGAAAAAAAGCCGAAGCTATACGAGCAGCTAAAGAAACTCTAGATAAAGGAGCAGAACTTTTAAGAACTGGTTTAGAAACCGAAGGAGCTATTGTTGGAGGTAAAGCAATAGGAAAAGCTGGAAAAGCTATTTATAATAAAGTCATGGGAAACAAGACAGCTAAAGCATCTAATGAAAGTAAAGCCGGTGATGATACTGAAGGAGGTTCTACTCCAGAAGATACAGGTGGTGATTTAGGTGGAGGAGCTAATCAATCACAAGAAATAGAGATGACTGATAGGTCATCATCTAATGCTCCATCACAACAGACAAGAACTATTGAAAGTGATGATAATGTTTCTAGACCTACTAATGCTAGACCAGGTGAAGGAGGAGGAGAACAAGGAGAAGGATTAGAAATGACTGATAGGTCTCAAGGAAGAATTGGAAGAGCTAGTGATGGGGAAACTAAAACAAGTGATGATCTAGAAGAAACTAAGGAAGGTGATATTGGTGATTTAGGTGAAGATTTAGCTGAAGACGCAAGTGATGCCGTCCAAGCTGGTACAGAAGCAGCAGAAGGAGCATCATCAGCTATAACTGGAGCAGGAGATGCCTTAGCTGGAGCAGCTAGTGGTGTTGGAGATGCCTTAGCTGGTGGAATGGCTGCTGAAAGTTCATTAGCAGAAGCAGCAGCTGCTACATCATGGATACCTTTTGTTGGAGAAGTGCTAGGAGGAATAGCAGCCGTTGGTGGTTTAGTAGCTGCTGGAGTAGGTGTATACGAAGATGTAGTAGGAGGAGACCAACAAAAGAAAGCAGATGAAATGGCGAATAAAATAGCTCAAAATCCTCAGATACAAGTAGCAGGAACATATACAGCACCATTAGCTTCTTCTGTAGCTGTCTAATCTTTACTACAAAAATTAATTAATTAATAGTTTAAAAATTAATTTTTCTGAAATAAATTTTCTTTACTAATATATAAATGACTACGCCAACTATCGCAAAAAGTGTGCTTACGGATAGAAATTCGGTTTATAAAGCCCGTGATGTAATTGAGATTTTCATTCCTCCAGAAGATGTTCCTCTCTTAAATCCTAACGAAACATATTTAAAAGCTATTATTCAGTTATCGGGAAATTGTCTCCATCAACCAGACGAAAGAGCTGGAGTTCATAGTTTAATTAGGGAAGTACAGATTTACGACGGACAAAATCAACAACTTTTAGAGCAATTGGAAAATTATAATAATTGGACGGCTCAAAAATTTCATTATGATAAGACACCAGGTCTTACCAATCTTAGAGCTCTCATGGAAGGACAATCACGAGTTCAAGGAAATTTCCTCACATCTCTTTATTGGGAAGGAAATGCTGTTCCAGGAACTGTAGCATATCGTCCTGTAGAAGTGTGTATTCCTTTACACATGAGCGGAATTTTAAGTGGATCTAAAGTATTTCCTTGTATTTTGACGAATGGACTTAGAATTAGAATTTCATTAGCACCTCAAGCTGAAGCATTAGTTGCTTTTACTCAGATAGGTTGTATTACCAACACTCCTCCTGCTATTGATAGTCCTACAGCTGGTGTTGAAGTTCCTGTACCAACTGAGATGAATAATGGTGTTGGTGGTGCTGGATATTTTGAAAGTGCTGTCGCTATAGCAGCAGCAGCTACAGGAACTCTTACACTTAGAGGAGCAGGTGCTACAGCTCCTAATATTAACGCTACAGCTGATAATGTTCCATTTAGGAAAGGTCAACAGGTAGGTTATCTTGATACAGCAGGTAAAATATTTAATGCTGGTATTGTTGATACTATCGCTGTTGCGGGTGCTAATATTGTCGTGACTCTAACAGCCAATTTCACACCAGGTGCTGCTGATATTGCTGCTATAGGAGCTCCTATTTTCGCATTTACTGATTCATTTACAGCAGATTATGAAGTTCAAAATGTAGACATGATTTGTAGTGTGGTTCAAGCATCACAGCAAGTATTATCGGGCATGATGAAGAAAGTAGCATCTGGTTCAGTAAAACTAGAATATAATTCATTTAATATTTATCGTGATAATCTTAACGCACGAGTTAATAGACCTAATATCAACTTTCAGACTACAGAGCATAGAGCTATGTCTATTCTTAGTTATCCTATGGGAACTTCTAATAGTCTTGTATTATCTAACTTTAAACCCGTCCGTGATGGTATGCTTTCCTATCAGTATAATATAGCTAATCGTCTTACACCTAATAGACGAGTTGATGTAGCTAGGGTAGCAGCATTAGTAGATAGTTTATCATGGAATGCTATTCATCAACACGAACTAGAAAAAGCATTATCTAGATGGAAAACAGCTCCTCGTTATTTGGCTAACAATAGTGATGCTTTTGGTATAGGAAGAGAACTCGCTAAGGTAGGACATTCATTTAATGCTAACGACCAAGAGGTAAGATTGGATATGGAATATTCCACAGCTGCTGCTGATAACACACAAGAGAAATTACTCAATACATGGGTCTATCATATTAGAACTCTAGTTATTTCACCAGGATCTATCGCTGTTGTTTACTAAAATCACTACACTTAAGAACATGGTTAAAACCACTTGTTAAGTCATAGGATTAAACAATATAAGATTTATTATTATCTATCTATAATAATAAATGTTAAATTACATTCTATCTTTTTTCTATCATGTTGAAAAGCCTACAATAAATCCTAATTCTATGGCTCCACTTCCAACAGATAAATTTTACAACGAATTAATATTTACTGAAAAGTATTTAAAGAAGATTAAATCGCAGAAACAAAAACAACAATTAGATACATATTATGATTTCTACAATCACTAATGAGAGTTTGAGATTTTGAGCGAAATTTAATTTCTCATGTAATAATAAATGGCTTCATATAGAGACTATAATCCGTCAAAACATAATGATTTTATGACCCCAAAATACATTTTTGAAGAAATTAAAGATTTACTACCAAAAGATAAGACTATTTCTATGCCTTTTTATGGTGATGGAAAATGTGGTACATACATGAAAGAATTAGGGTTTAAAATAATTCATCAACAAGAAGATTTTTTTGAAAATGATAGAGGAGATTTGGTATGCGACAACCCACCCTATGAGATAAAAGGTAAGATAATTGAAGAATTAGTAAAAAGAAATAAACCTTTCATGTTAATTGTTCCAGTATCTACTATGTGTTATAATTACTCTAAAATTTTATCAGAACATTTCCAATTATGTATACCAAAAAAGAGACCAAAATACATTTATTATGATAAGAAAACTAAGAAATTAGATCCTAATTGGAAAAAGAAAAACGCAGCTTTTGATAGTGTTTGGATATGTTGGAAAATGAATTTTGAAAATGATATTAATTTCCTATAATCTCGTGTTCTCATGTTCTCATAAATATTTTCTCCACTATAATTAAATGAGTTATACTATAACATCGTATTCACGAGCCAGAGCTAAGAAATTAGGTGTAAAAATTAAGAAATCTAAAAACAAGAAAAAGAAGCTTGATGTATTTAAAGAGGTTAAGACAAAAGATGGGAAAAAAGAATTAAAATTAGTAGCACAGGTTGGAGCTATAGGCTATGGGGATTATCCAACATTCAAGAAAGAAAAGGGAAAAGAATTCGCTGATAAAAGGAGAAAAGCTTATAAAGCAAGACATGAAAAGAATAGACATAAATTAAATACACCATCATATTATGCCGACCAGTTATTGTGGTAATTACACAAAATATTCTAAAAATAATAATATTTTGCGAAAAATAATAATCTTTAGTATTATATAAAGATGTCTCAACCTATCTCAAGTGTAAGAAAATTTGAAATCGCACCCATGAACCAAAGTTCGGGGAATGCTACTTTTTCGTATGTATCTGGTAATCCTTTGGTTCAGTTTGAAATCGGGGCTGCCGATATGTATTTAATGTCGTCCAAGCTTCGTCTTAATTTTAGACTTCAGTTAACTACAGGAACGAATGGTCGTCCTAATAATAACGACCAAGATGGTACAGGAAATAAAGAAGTTCTACTTAATAATAAAGTAGGTGCTGCTTCTGTTATAGAAAATATTACTATCAGTAATCTTCAGAATAATATACTAGAATACTGTAGGTCATATCCTAGACTTTTAGCTAGTCTTATAGCTGCTGGAGCATCATTTGCTGATTATACAACTTATCTATCTCAGCAATTCGGAGCTACCTCTAATAAAACAGCTCAAGGTAGAATTTGTAATACAGCAGGACAATCAACAAGATCATTTGTTGAGGTTTCTATGCCTCTCATGTGTGGTGTATTTTTGAATGGTGAAAATCTTCCTCTTTCATTTCAATCTGGAACTGGAGGTCTTAGAATTTCTATTCAGTTAGCTCCTAGTATTCAAGCCCTATTTGGTTCTACTGCTGCTACAACTACTAACTCCTTTTATACCTTATCTAATGTTTCATTAACTGGTGAATATGGTATTCCAGAAGGAGGTAGACTTCCAGCTATTAAAGCATTACCATTTAGTGCTTTCCAGAATTTCTATTCTGTTATTAATAATGGTGATAATACTCAACAGACCAATCCAGCTCTATCAGCTGTTGTTTCACAGTTTATGAATTTCGTGCCTACAGAACATATTAGTAATTACGCACATGATGGATACAAAACAACTCCTCTACTTAATAAATCAACAGCAGCAGGAACACCACAAGTAAATCTAGCACCAATTCAAGGTTGCGATTTTATTCGTTCCGGTGTAAAGTTTCCATTACAGTTCAAAATAGATGAGAATAATGTTATTAGACGAGATGTTGCTGCTCCTAATAACGACCAATACGCAGGTTCTACTTTTGAAGCTCAGCGTCAATTATATTTCCAATCTGCTCTCAGACCTTTAAGGAATACTCGCTCATGCTTACCAGGAGCTAATAGTGAAGGCTTGAGTATTGCTAACGGAGACCCTCATCATAACTCTACCACAGGAGCATCATCTGGTGCTATACCATCTGGTTTCCAAAACTGTTATGGTGTTGGTTGTCGTTATGATGCTGTTGGTAATGGCTCAACTGCTTCATTTGCTGGTAAACCATTTAGTGTTAGAATCCAATCTAAATTAGATGGTGCTTCGCCCATGAGTGCTTACCAATTCTATTTACATCGTGGTATGTTAAATTTTGATAGTAATGGAGTAATTTCTGTTTCTACCTAATTAATCATGTAAAGTGTATTAAAAATTAATTCTTTTAAAAATTAATTTTTTCTGAAAATAAATTTCTTTACTAATATATAAATGAGTAGATCACAACCAGATTTAACGAAAATGATTGGAATGGCTGTTGGTGAAGCACAAGACCAGCGTGTAGAAACTGAAATTTTAGAACCAGCTTCCGTATCTAATAGCGGAGCAACTTTTTTGCTTCCACAAAAAGGATTACTTTCAAGTGATGTCTTTTTGTCTTTCAAAATGACGAATACAGACCCTAATACTGATATACCACTCATGGCTGGAGCAAGTGGATTAATCAGAAGAGCCTCCATATATTATGGTAATGTTCTTTTACAAGAGACAGACCAAGCTCCACATTTGCTTCAACTTAAATCTACATTTGTAGACCAAGATATTAGAGACCAGACTTATCAGACTAAGATAGGTCATTTTAGCGGACTTAAGGTAGATGAGAATGCTGCTGGTAAACTTGGATTTTATTCTGTTGATGCTGAAAACGATGGTACAGGAATTACTGGATTAATTGTTGAAAATGCTACTGGAACAGCTTATAATAAAGACCCTAATTTTAGACTTCAAGCTACAGCTGCTGCGACCCCAGAGTGGACTATACCTCTTCGTTGGTTTTTTCCTTTCCTTTCTCAGACCCAATTACCTTTAGGTTTGCTTAATGAAAGACTTAGTGTTGTATTTGATTTTAATGAAGATTTACCAGGCATGAGAACAGTTATTAATACTCCTGCTGGTGTCGCCAATCCATGGGCTGCTGGAACTAATGTAGTTGAAAGTTCTGTACGACTTTCTATGGATTTAGTGTATTATGACGACCAACCTAATAAACCATCACCTATGGCTGCTATTGCTGCTGCCGTTCAGAAAGGAATGGAAATGGTCTATACTGATTATGTAGCTGTTGAGGAATTTATTCCAGCACTTGCTGGTCCTCCAGCTGCTCCTCAGAATCAACAGAAAATAGTAAGACTTGGATTAGATCACCAGATTTGTAGAAATATCGTCATGTCTACTCCAAAACAAGCAGATTATACATCTAATGTTAATGCTGGATTTTCTAATAATATTTTAGGTGATTATAACTCTAGAGCTTCACAAGGACAGACCACATTACAAGTTAAAATTAATAATCAAAATTTGTTTGTAAATGCTCTTGATATGGACGCTAAGATTTGGAATGAACTCAGTCAAGTATACAATACGCCCATGAAGGCTAATATTGGCTTTACAAGTAATGTAGGACAGGTAGCAACAGCTGCTCTTTCCTATGATATTAATCAAGTTGCTTTTCCAGATGATAAAACTGTTTATGGTTTTCCTATGGGTGGAAGTGAAGGTGGTGCTGCTAATAATTCTACCTTCTCTGGTGCTCTATCATACTATGGTGTTAACCTTGCTAGAACTTATGATAATGTTCTAGGTGCTGGAACTAATATTAGTAAATCTCCAGTTGAAGTAGAACTTAATTATACTAGAACTGCTGAAAATTGGAGACAGCTTCGCTTCTTATTGTGGTGTGAAAATGAAAGAATTATGATGATTAAGAATGGAACTATCTATGTTTCTGGTTCTTAAAAATCTCAATATCTCAAAATATAATGATATGATTTAATAATCTTAAATGATATCATGGGATTTGGATATTTTGGTTTAGTATTTTTGGGTGAGCTAGTTTTGCTACTTGAGAACTTGAGAACATGAGTAAAAATTAATTACGCAATAATAATATCTCTTGTTATAATAAATAGATGAGTGATAACAACACTAATTATCAATCAACACAGACTTTTTTAATAGAATGTAGCAGAGCTAACTCTCTTGTTGATACTAAAGATGGAGGTGATTTTAATGCTAAATGGACTAACGACACTAATTTTAATTTGAGGAGAGGTGATGTAGTTTCTGTTGAAATGATGGCTTTAAACGCACAGAACTCTTCAGCTTCATCACTAGAATTTACTGGTGATGCTGTCGTAGTAGATGATGAAACTAAGAAGTATTGTGATAATAAAGTGCTTTTAGAAGTATTCTTTTACATGAATAATAATAATACCTATTCGGTAGGATTACCTTTACAGCATCCAGAAGGAGCATTTAATGCTCTGGCTGCTAATAAAGATATGCCTGTAATGACTAATACTGTAGTTCAACCTAATAATGGTAATATCATGGGGTTAACAGCATCAGCTCAGACCTTAGGTTTTATAGGAATGGGAGTAGCTGGAGCTCCACCATCAATTAGAGATGAAGTAATGATACCAGCACAATCACATTTTATTTATCAATATAATACAGGAACATTAGCTGTACCAGTTTATGTTAATACTATACCAGCACCAGGAACAACACCAATAATAGGAATTGTATTAGGAGCTACTGGTGATCCTAATCCAGGAGGTGGAGCAACTGTATCTTCTAATGGTGCTTTATTTGGAATTACTGGAATACCAGCTGGTGGTATTTGTAATTGGACGCCTACCATGAACCTTATAATTGAGGATAGTGGTGGTGATTTTAATAATATACCACTTCCTATTTACAACATGAGACCAGTAGGTTCAAGAGTTGAAATGATATTTCAAAATCCTACAATATTTCAACAAGCAGGAACAGCATTAGGATTTAGTCAAGGAGCTTTAATTGCTGCGAAGAGAGGAGATGTAGATGGTTCTAGTGAAGCTGGTTGTTTGAATTATGATAATATAGACCAACAAAATCAGACCGGAACTTATCTTAGAAAATTTGGTATGGAATTAAGTCAATACATGGAACAGATTGGAAAACCACAGACAGGAGCTTCAAGTGAAAAAGCACAATTTCCTCTCACTACTTATGGTTCTGGTGCTAATGGTAATGCTACAACTGCTTATGATTTTGATGATAGTAAGAAAGGTTTTAGAAGTGGTAATTTACGAGCAGAATGTAATGGTAAACCATATATATTCACAAGAAATGATTTCTTTGGATTAGGAGCTCAGAAAATGACTGGTAAAGGATTTTTTCCAAAATTAATGCCTATGACTGCTTTCATTCTTCTAGAGGTAGATGAATTGTTTACTGACGCTCAATCATTAGCTAATATTATTAATGATAAATTACATGAAGCATTATCACCATTTGATACAGATATTCCAATAGTTGATAATAATTTAACTAATATTCAACAATATCCTAACAATAGATTCAAAGGTTCTTCAGTTGTTCCAGTAAATAATGCTTATGGTTGGTATGATAACGCTGTTTATAATAATGCTACTTATGATTGGCGTGATATTTATCAAGCTGACTGGTCTGCTTTATTACCAGTAAAATATGGTGGAGCTACAAAAGTAAATCCAGCTAATTTTCAACCAGGAAAAGATTTTACTGGAGCTGGAATAGGTCAATTCGGAACAGAAGACCCTTATACATTAAATGTTTATCAAAATCAATATTTAAGTATACAATATACGGGTTGGTTTGAACCACAAGCTAGTTATACTTATGGTAGAAAATCTAATGTTATTTATGGAAATTGTGGATTAGCTAATTTTTATAAGAGCATGATGGGTGATAGATTGAATAGATTACCTTTACAAAAAATGAATACAACAACTTCTACAGCTCCAGCACCAGCTGGTGGTATTTGTAATGTAGGCTGTCCTATCATTACTAATCAAAAATTAAGATATTTTAATGGAGCATATCCTATTGGAGGTGGTAGTGTTGAATTTTCTGCTACAGAAACAACTAAAAATCAAGTAATTTATACCAATATAAGATTTCCTACTAGAGATTTAAATGGTAATCTTGAATATGACCCTCAAGTTTGGATAGATTTCGCTGAGACTGTGAGACAATATGAGCTATATGGTAATAAAGCAGATAATGCTCCTAATAATTATAACGACCAAAATTTAGATGCTGTTGGTTGGGCTATGGATTTAGATTTAGGTAGAACAGATGATAAACAATCAACAATCACACAAGCAAAAGTAGATAATATTACACCACTAGACATGAGATGGTCTCAATTATATCCTGTTAATTGTAATCCTTCAGTAGCAGATGCTGATGGTTATCATTATGGTACAGGACATGATCCTACAATTCCAATTACTCCAATTAATGAAGGATATAGAGAAATTATATCACCAGCCTTCTCATGTTTAGCTTTTGGAAGTGATATTACACAGTTTAGGTGGCAGGATAACTGGACTTCTTATAGAGGACTAGGTAAATTATGGGTTCAGACACGATATGATGCTAATTGGAAAACAACTACACGAGAAACAAAAGACCTTTATCCATTCGCACCAACAGCTGTAGATACAGCTAATGAAATACTTTATGATTGGGAAAATTATACATCACCAGATTTTCCACCTTCAACAGCAGATTTTGAATTTCTTAAAGGTTTGAATTTAGGTTGTTATCCATATAAGTATACAGATAGTGATGGAATTGTATCAATTAATGTAGCTTTTAGATGTGCTTATACTACGAAATGGAATGATCCTAAGTATTTTGATGCTAATGATATAACACAAGGACCAGCCTCAACTGGTATATTTGAATTAGGTTGTATTACATGGGGATTACCAATTGGTGTATCTCCATCAGCTATGGATAATCATGTTATAGTTCCTATGAATGGAGACCAAAGAAATAGTATTTATCCAATTAAAAATGCTAGTAGTGGTAGTGAAATCCAACCAATAAGAAGTATTAATCAAAATTGGACTAATTATGTAGTGTTTGGTGCTAACAATCCAACATTTCAATATGCTCCAGAAAAAAATAGATTTGAATTTTTAAATCTTCAGACAGATAATTTATTAACTCAATTAAATCAATCAACTCAATCTTTATCAACAACTAATCCACAGATTGGAGAGAAAGTTGGTATAGTATACGGAACACAGGCAGACGCTGTTTATAATCAACCAGACCCAGTAGTAAGAGCTACTAGTGCTGAAAATTACACTAAACCAATTAAAAATCAAGGATTAAGAGCTGAGATAGGTGGTATCGGTATATTTAAAGTATTCTTATGTCCTCCAGATTATGAAGTTCCAGAAGATTTAAATCCTGTTAATTATTGGGATAATTCAACATTAGATGCTACAGAAAATAATAGACAAAGAATAATTAAAGATTGTGTTGAAGGTTCTGATGAGAATTGGGAAGGTTCATTATTAGCTAGGTTAGGATTTAATATTGAAGATTTTATACCAAGATATGGTAGACAATTTAATAGATTTGACCCTAATACTTACAATAATAGTAATGTGAATATTATTGGAAATGGAATAAAACCTCTCATGTTAAATAATTCTTTTAATGGAACAATTAATCCAGCACTAAATTTATACTATAAATTTCCAATTCCAACAGGAAGTACAGCTGTAGCTAATGGTGTTCCAAAGTTTCTTCATGGGTTTAATGAAAGTCAAGAAGTTTTATTATCAACACAATCATTACCTTTAACAGCTGATGATGCTCCAATATCAACTATATCACCATTTTATATCGTATACAGCGATATTGTAGCGAATAGACAATATCAGACTGGTTCTACACCTTTACCAGCTATATTTTATTGTATGAAGAATTATCAAAATGGTTCATTCTTATATGGTTATGGTTCTAGTTTTAGTATCATGGTAAACCAAGATAGAGCTCTATCACAGATTAATACAGAGATTAGGAATCCTACTGATGGAAAATTAGCAAAACTATCACCTAATTCAGTAATTGTTTATAAAATTCAACGACAGTCAACAGTTCCAGCACCACCAATAAATGTATTTGGAGCTGATACAATTAAACCACCACCAGATCCTAATCTAGCAGAATTAACTAAAATATTTAATCTTGAAAAGAAAATAGCTGGTGGAATGGGTAGTGGAAATAGGTCTGGAGATACAGGAGGTGGTATAAGTAATATTAATGATTATAAAAATCCTAAACACCTACATAATATGGTGCGAGATAATGTAAGAGCTATAAATAGTGATGCTAATCTTCAAGCTACATCTAATGAAGCCGGAACACAAGCAGGAGTAAGAACTAGGTCTAGTGGAACTCAACGAGAAGAATGGGATACAAAAGAAATGCCTCCAGAGTTGAAAAGGAAAATGACTGAGATATTTATTAAGTCTGTCCTAGCTAAAATTCCTGTACCAACTGATAGTGATGGTAATATTACCAGAGAAACAATAGCAAAATTACCTAGCATGATAGATAATGTTTTAGAAACTGTAGATGATGTTATGTTTGGTGATGAAAGAGGTCAAGCAGAAGCAGGAGAAGACATGATAAGAAATGTAGAAGGAATTATAGAAGATTTATGGAGAACTAATGAAGGTAATTTAGAAGCTGTAGGACAGACAATTTTAGGAATAATAGGAACTAACATGAGGGTTGGTGTTGATGGTAATGTTGTATTTGATGATACTGGTTCAGCTACAAAAGATAAAGACGATTTACAATTAGTTATAAATAATTCTGATTTAACTGAATTAATAGTTAGACAATTAAGAGATGGTGATCTCATGGCTATATCATCTTTAGTAAGAGCAGGATTAGAACAAGACCATATTGTAGCTGAAGGAGTTCAGACAGAAAAAGGTGAAGCTCCTGTCTATTATGATTATAAATTAAATACACGAAAAGAAGGTCAACCAATATTTGCTAGACTAGGAAAGTCATACGGTGCTAGAAGTGATTTAGAACGATTATTAAAATCACAACCAGAATTTGGTGGTTCTCCACAAAAAGTAGAAACTAGAGAAGAAGCTAGAGGTGAAGAGAAAACTGGCTCTGCTTTACCTCAGAGAGTAGAACAATTAAAAAGTGAAAAGGCTTCATCAACAGCTGGTTCAACAACAGTTCCTCCATCATCAATTGGTGAATCTGTATCATCAACTACGAGTTCAACATCTAGTGTAGAACCTTCTGGAAAACCAGATGATACCAAAAAATAATATAGTGTATAAATATAGGTCAAGCCCGTAAGTTTCTAGAGTTCAAGCATTATACCCCCCACCCATAAACATTAAAAATATGATAATGATATTCATGTAGAATATCATTATGAGATTTTGAGATTAGCATCTATTTCTGTTGTTTGTCTTTCTTTTGTTTTAACCATAGTCTTTCTAATTTTGGTTGACTACCCTTAAGAACTCTTTTGTTTCTCATGCTACCTCTAATTGTATTGTCTGTGATCTGAATGTAATAGTTATCAAAGCCCTCCATATGTGAACCTCTATGTTCGTATCTATTGGTTAAATCACCACAAGAACCGTGTAGGTGATAGGTTATCTTTTTACTATAAGGATTTTTAAGATAGATATGAGTGCTATCTATTGCGTAAGCTTCAAGAACTGGAAAGCCATCTTTCTCTGGAAAAGTATTCATTATATATATAGAAAAGATTTTAATCTTTAAATGTTAAACTAATTAAAATACTTATTTATCACAAAACCCCTAAATATACTAATAAAGTCTTGTTATATTATTGTTATTTATCAGTAATATCACTATTATACTGTAATATAACACATTTCAGTCTAATAACAATCATATAATAATTATTATATGCTATATTATGGTAATATAACACAGAATAGACTACTAATAATGATAATAATGGTAATATAACAAGATATTTCTATACTATATTGTTATATTTCGTTGTTATGTGCTCTCATTCTCTCAAGTTCTCATTTAAGTTTGTGTCGTTCTACAATTGGTATCTTGTTTCTCTTGCGGTCATCGCCTAATATTGCTGCTCTAAACATGATAGAGTTCTTATGTTCCTGTGTAATCTTATTCCAACACCCTACATCACATATACCTAGATAGTGTATGTATTTACTTAACAATTTGTGGGACTTGTCGTTGATGTCCTCTTCGTATCTATTTCCACAGAATCTACATTCATGTATTTCGTATGAAGCCATTTACTTATAGTTGAGAAATTAATTTTAGACATTTAATTAAACTAGTAAATAAAAAAGTTTAAGATTATTTTCTGTTGTTATAATATAAATGGAAGCATTACTAAAAACTGTAAAAGAAAATCGTAAAGTTAGAGATAGCACAATCAAAATTTACAAAAGACACTTGAATAAATTGTCTAATAAGATACATGATAAAGATTACTCTGGGAGAGAATTCTTAAAGACTGATGTAAAAAAGATTAAGAAATTTCTTAAGGAACAATCCTCTTCTACTATGAAGAACTATGTGGCGTCTATACTTGTAGCTTTATCACCAAAGGAAAAGAAGAAGCCCATGAAGGGTTATGAGAAAGTCTATGATGAATATCTAGATACATTATTAACAGAACACAATAAGTATAATGACTTTATTAAAAGTAAAGAGAAGAGTGTGAAAGAAAGTGATAATTGGGTTGACTGGAATGATATACTTAAGCTTCAGAGAAAATATGGTAGAGAAATAAAGAAGAAAGGTTATAAACAGTCTACAAAAGAATTGTTTAATAAGAAAGATTTAGATTTAATACAAAAATATCTAGTAATATCTTTATATTCGCTTCATGCTCCACGAAGATTAGAATATGCTGATACAAAAGTTGTGAGTAAAAGTGAGTTTGATGATCTACCAGAGAAAGAAAAAGATAATAACATTTATCTAGTGAATGTTTCAAGGAATAAAAAGTTCTTTTCTTTTGGTAAAAATGTAGTGAAAAGTGAGACACCAGATAATGTTAGAATTAATGTAGACCGGAGTTTAAATTCTGTACTAAATTTGTGGAGTAATTTTAATCGTAATAATTATTTACTACAAGATAGTAGAGGAGAAAAAATGTCTAAAAACCAATTGAGTAAATATCTGAATAAGGTATTTAAACCTACTGGTAAAAAGATATCAGCATCTATGTTGAGAAAGATAAAGATTACTAATGAATTTGATGCTGAAGAAATAGAAAAGAAAAAGAAATTAGCTGATGAGATGAACCATAGTGTAGGAGTTCAACAAAGCGTGTATCTTAAAAAAGATTAATTGTAAAAATTATTTTCTAATAAAATTAAAATATCTAGTATAATATAAATGGCGAACGCTTGGATAGAACATGTTAAAAAATATGCTGCTAAGCATAAAATTCCTTATGGGAAAGCAATCTCTGCTGCTAAAGCATCATACAAGAAAGGTAGCAAAAGTAAAACTCATTCTGGTAAAGATTTCACGGGACACAAAGGAAATGTTTCAAAAAGTAAAGGGAAAGATGTAAAGGCAAAGAACAAAAATCGTGATTATGAAAGCTCTAGAAAAGCTGATCCTAAACGCATGAGTAAAAAATCTAATATGGAAACGGCTGTACTAGATGGTAAAAAAGTTAAGTTTAGGAAGGGTGGACTTCATAAATCATTAAAGGTTGGTGATGATTATACATTCAAAAGAAGTGAATTAAATAAGCTCAAAAAAGTAGAAGTTGGTGATGAATTTACTTTTCACAAAAAGAAGATGAAAATGACTAGTAAGTTGAAGAAACAGATTACTTTAGGTCTGAACCTAATGAAGAAGTAAAGCTTCTCTAATAATGACTTAAAAAATAAATCTTTAGTATATATATAAATGACGGATTCAACGATAACAGATTTACAAGAAAAACTAAAGAAATTAGAGGATAAAATAGCCTTCCAAAAAGAAAGGCAGAAAATAGCACAGATTAAATATACTAAGAGCGACAAAGGTAAGGCAGCAATTAAAAGAAGCTACCAAAAATGTTATAAGCCAACTGGTAATCCACGAGGCAGACCTAAGAAAATTAAAGCATGATAATATCTCATCATATCTCATAAAAACTTGATATTGTATTATAATTTAATACAATATGAAATTATTACTCAAAAAATACTATAGAAATTTTCAAAAATTAACATGATAAATTTAGGAATATTAAGGAATACTCACAGATATCTCAATATTTGCGATAATTCTCAACATTTTTCCTTAAATACCTAATTAAAATACTTAAATTAATTGTTTTTTTAAATTAACTTAAAAAGAAAATCTTTAGTATATATATAAATGGAAATTACTAGCAGAAATCTTGAACTTAATGTGGATAAAACCACAACCAACTCACTACTCCAAGAAGGGACTTTTATTGAAGTTATTGACGAGAAAAAGCTATGGGCTCTCGTAAAAAGTAATAAAGCCGTAAGGCAAGATACTTCATGGTGGGACGAAATGAATATTAAATGGACGCATCTTATGACTGGGTGTAAACCAACAGAAAAGAATTTCTTAGAAAATTTACTTCAAAAATTAAGATATGATGATACTAAGAATGAATATTATTTATTAACTGAATATTTTTCTACTGTAGAATACGGTAGAGTATATCCTAAGGCTTGTGAAAGTCTAGGACAGATGAGAAGAACTATCAGACATTTCTTATGTAAAGACCTTTACTATGATGTAGATATTGTTAACGCTCACCCTACGATTTTATTAAACCTGTGCGAAGCGTGGGATATTCCGTGTGAAAATTTGCGTAAGTATGTAGAAGACAGAGATAGCATGATTAAAATTATGAAAAAGAAATGTGGATTGGATAGGGATCAAGCAAAACAGATATTTATTAGTTTAATTAATGGAGGAAGCATGAGAGCAAGTTTGAAAAAATTTAATGGTAAAAAGAGCAAAAAAGATGGTAAATATATCAAGCCAAAAGAGCTTATATCATTTAACCATGAGATGAAAACAACACAAAAATTAATTAAATTAGAAGTTAACAAAAACGCAAAAGGATTATTTGAAGAATTAACTGAAGGGGCTACCTTTAATAAAATAGGTTGTTTCATGTCTAAATATCTACAGATGTGGGAGGAATTATTCTTAGAACAATTGTTCGGTTATGCTGAAGAAGAAGCTCTTATTGATGCTAATGTATCACAGATTATTCTCTGCCACGATGGAGCTATGTTAAGAAAAGACGCTTTTGTAGAGTTATCTATTGAAGAATTTATTGATGAATTGAATGAAAGAATTGAGGAAAGAACAGGCATGAATGTTAAATTTAAATCAAAAGAATTTGATGAATTTCAAGAAGTACAGGATATTTTAACTAGTGAAAGTATTGATTGGAATGAAGAATATAAAGACCCATATTATGAAAAATATGGTATTCATAGATACGATAATATTGAAAGCCATGATGAAGATATTGCTAATTTATTTCATAATAATCAAGTTCAAAATTACAGATTTTGTGATACAACACTTTACATGTTAGATGGATTTGGATTGTATAAATCATGTAGTAAGAAAGTTTTCGCAGATAAAATGGTTGAATACATGAAAGATTTTATGGATAATGAAGAAAAAAGAAATGAAGATTGGAACAAGAAATATATGGATAATATTCTTAAAAATATCAAAAAAGCTGAGAAAATTAATGTTGAGAATTATTGTGAAAGAAAGATGAATGAAGGACTAAAAGGTAAAGCCTTAGATGAGGCTATGAAGAAATATAAATCACCTTTTGATGTTGCTTATTTGAATGCTATAGTAGGTAATTGTGAAGCTATCATGGTAAAAAATGAAAAATCAGCAATTAAAAAATTAAGAAATCAATCATCAAAACAACACATAGTTAACAGATTAATTGAGAAATATACTGATGATAATTTTAAAGATACTCTTGATACTGATAATAATTTACTAGGATTTGAAAATGGTATTTATGATGTAGATACACATACTTTTCGTAGTGCTGTTAATGGTGAATATGTAAGCATGAGTTGTCTATATGACTTTTATGATCCTACAGAAGCTCCACAGGATATATTAGATAGAAAGGAAGAACTATTTAATATTATGAAGAAAGCATTTTGGAAAGAAGAGGATTTATGGTATGTTTTGAAGGCTAATAGTAGATGTATTAGAGGTGATAGTAATAAAGAAGAAGTGGCTCATTTTTATAAGGGTGTTGGTGCGAACATGAAGTCTGTATTAATGGATTTAATGAGAAATACATTTGGTGATTATTATTATACATTATCCTACAAGTATTTCACACAAGAAAGTAAAGATTGTAGAGACCCATCATTATATCACTCAGCAAAAAAGAGATGTATTGAAGTAGGTGAACCGAATCAAGCATTTACATTTAATAGTGATGTATTCAAGAGAACAACTGGTAATGATATCATTAAAGCTAGAACTAACTATCAAGAAAGAGATATAGCATTTAAAATGGGTAATATATTTATTCCATCTAATCATACAGTTAAATTTAATAGTGATACTGGTGGTAATAGCATGAGAAGAAGAGTTAGAGGAATTGAATTTCCTAAGACTTTTATGAGTGAAGAAAAATACAATAAATTATCTGATGATGAAAAGAAAAGTGGTGTTTATGAAATAGGTGATGCTACATTAAAAGATAAGATTAATAGTGGATATTTTAATCAAGCCTTCATGTTGTTATTAATTGATAGTTATAAAAAATACCAAAAAGAAGGATTAGAATTAACTAAGAATTTTGTAAAATCTACAGAGGCATATTTTAAAGATATCTCAAAAGATAGAGCATGGTTTGATAGTAAATTAATTCCACAGAAAAAGGGTAGAATTTGTTTGAAATCATTAAGACAGGTCTTTTGTGAAGATAATGGAGTATCAAGAAGTGCTAGTTGGTTTGGTAGTAAATGTAAAGAATATTTTGGTGAAACATCAATTAAAACGAATTGTGTTGGATATACATACGACCATTATAATCCAGCTAATTATTATTATTACATGAAAGATACAGCTGAAAAATGTAAAGGCATGATGTTAGATGGTTTTATTGTAGACCCTAAGGTATTTGGTGGTGATGTAGATGAAGATCCACTAAATCCTGTAGGTAGTGATGATGATATTGAAGAGGAGGAAGATGCTCCTGTACCAAAAAAGGTAGTAAAAAAAAAGAAGAAGAAATTAAAAATTAAAAGAGGAATTAAATTCAAGAAAAAAACTGAAATAATTGCTAGTTCTGGACCGAAATCAAAAATGGCGATTGAGGCAGAAAAGAACTGTAAAATGATGCCCGAAAAAAAGAAGCAACAACAATATACTACAACTGATGGTAAGGTTCATTTCTTAGATTTCTGTTAAAGAAAAAACTTTAAATTTTATTATATAATGTTATTGTATAATAAAATGAAACTCCTTGAACTATTTAGTGGAACTCAAAGCGTAGGTAAAGTAGCGAAAGAGCTAGGCTATTCAGTAGTATCTGTAGATATTAATGATTATCATGGTAGATTTATTCCAACACATAAAACCGATATAATGGATTTTAATTATCAACAATACGCCCATGATGAATTTGATGTTATTTGGGCTAGTCCACCATGTTTATATTATTCAACATTACAATATTGCTGGTATGGTAGAGAAAAGAAAGGACCAGATGGAATGTATACATACAGTAGAGAAATACATAATCAAGACATGATAACTGCTGATGGTTGGGTAAATAAAGCACTAGACATGATTAATTATTTTGAACCTAGTAAATGGATTATTGAAAATCCTAAGACCGGACTGTTAAAAACTAGAGATTTTATGAAGGATCTACCTTTTGTAGATGTAGATTATTGTAGATATACAGATTGGGGATATAGAAAACAGACTAGATTGTGGACTAATGTTCCATTTATTGGTAAAACATGTAATAAAAATTGTGGAAACATGAAGGCTGTTGGTAAAGGTCATAAAGTAGATATGGCTAAAACAGTTATCACTACCGATAGGTATAGAGTTCCACCACTATTAATCAGAGAAATATTAGAATACTAATTATAAGATTTTCATTAAATGTTATAATTATTCTCATGTCTCAAGTTTTGAGACACTTTTTTTTAGAGCTAGGATATTTCCACAGAAATATCTGGTGCTGAAGCAAAATCATTTTTAGGCAAGTCAGTTTTGGAACTTGAGAGTTTGAGATTATGAGATTTTTGAGAATTTTCATCAACTTTTTCAACTATTTCTAGAGATTTATCTATAACACATTTACTACCTTTTAATAAACAGATTAAGCCATCTATTAAACCATTACTTTTAGTTTTCTTGATAAGAGGTAATACCTCACTCACTATAAAGAGGACGCCTAATGCTATTGTTAAATAATCATTACTGAATGATTGACTTGTTGGAGATATGGAAGAAGAGTTCATATTTACTATATAAGTATATAAGAATTTTAAACATGATATTAAATTAATCTTTAGTTTTTTTAGAACCTTTTTTAGGTTTTTTGTAATTACAGAAAATACATTCTGGTTTAGTTTCTTGAGCCATGATTTTCTTTTGATAATCATTATGTGTTTTGATGATTCTAGATTGAGAGATTTTAGTCTGAGTTCCTTTACAAGGTTTAGACTTGGTAAGTTTGTTAACGACGAAAGTATCCATTTAATTATTAATTAGAAAAAAAAATTATCTTTACTAATTATAAATGAGTTTAATTGTGCTGAATAGTCAAGGACAAGACCCCGCCGAATTTGAAAATCACTTTGGAAGAGGATTGAAACTACCAAAAAATGCTGAAATCTGTCTCTGTGGTGTAAATCTTAATAGATGGGAGAAATCTGTAGGTGCTTCCATAGTTCAAGATATTAATGATGCTTTTATAGTAGCATACGGTAGAGATAGAGATTACTTACCAGTAGCTCCTTATATGGTAAAACTTAAGAGTGGAAATTATACTGCTTCACAATTGGGATCACAGTTAGCTAATGCTCTAGCTGTAGGAAATTACTATACATCATATACTGACGGAAATTTTCAAGACATTCCAGTAAGTCCATTTTTGAATGGTGGATTATTAGGAGTTTATGATACTGCTAACCAAAAGATGAAATTTACAGTTAGAAGAAGTTATGTAGCTAGAGAACAACTAGCTTTTGATTTATATAATGAAGAAACAGAATGGTTAGGAACATGTGGGACACAACCTAATAGCGGACAATTAGTAGTAGTTCCACCAGGATTAGGTGGAGAAAGTGTTAATATTGGAACTACAGCTGGTGTAGACCAAAAAATAACACCTTTTGCTGAAGATCCAACTTATGCTGCGTGGCTTCCTACAGCAGGAACTAAAGCTATGTTGAAAGCTGAACCTCTATGGATATGTAGTAATGGAGCTGGTATTTTACAACCATCACCAGGAGTATTAGGGACAGGTAATCCTAATCAGATTACACCACCTCCAGAGTTTGGATACTCATGGGCTTTTAATCTTGGAGATGATATGCCTGTTAACTATATGCTAGGCATGAGAGGTGGTATCTTCAGAGACCAAAAGAACGGAATAGTAAATACTGCTAATGGAATAGATACTTATGGTGAAGCCAATAATAGACAAGATTTGAGAACTAATTGGAGTGTAGGTGGTAATAAATATGATTTATGGTGGGAAGTAGAAAGCTTCGTTCAAGGAGGAGCAACACCACAAAGTGGAAGTTATACTTTTGGTGTTTACTATATGCCTACTAAAAAAGTAGGAGATATATCATGGAAAAGGTCTGACGCTGTAAAATGTGGTGAAGGAAGATGGGCTACAGGAACTGGACCATGTGGAAGTCCAACATCTAACTTTTGTTGTATTAATTTTAGACCAGTAGATGGTACAGGAGGAACAGATGCTAATGCTCCAGTAGCAACAGTAGCTACTGATAGAGATAAAATGTGTATTGATTTTAGATTTTCTAGAGGATCACCATTATCCGGTCTTGTAGCAGGAGGAGGAGGAGTAGCAGGAACGATTAATAATGCTAATGGAGGCGGAACACCAGGATATATTCAGATAACAGATGGTGGTGTATTTGATTTATATAAAGGAGCTCCAATCTTCATGGGTGCTTCCTTTAGCGAACAAAAATCTAGAGGATTTCCTCTTAATACATTAATTGACGGACAAGGAATATTAATGAAAGGAATTCAACATAGAACAGGACCAGCTAATCTCCAACAGATGAACGCTATTAATGGAGACGCTCAATATGTAAGTGGTGGTTCTGTTATTGCTGAAATGGAATTCGCATTTCTACCAGTTAATTTCGCATTCTCTCCATTATTGGAATCATTAAGTGCTCCATTTGTAAAATCAGAATTAATGACCGCAGCCAATAGATATTCTAATATAGCAGCAACTATAGGATTTGAAGAAGGAGTAGTTAATGTATTATCAAGTACAGCTTCAGCCACAGGATTATCATCAACATTTACAACTGATGGTTGGAATGATAAGGAGACAGTTTGTGTAGTCCAACTTCCTAATATACCTATTGATGGAGAACTAGGAGGGGGTAGTGGTAATTTTGGAGGTGCTAATACAGCCCAGATTTTAGGAGTAATAGGATTAGCTGCTACTCAGAATGAGACAACAGGTCATGTTTATCGTGAACCTTTCATGGAGAATTGGATAAAAGTTAAGAATTTAGGTTGCGACGCATTAAATCAGATTAAGGTAAAACTAACAGATACTACTGGTAGAAAATTAAAATGCTTAGTTCCAGAATCTACAATATGGCTTAAAATGCGAGAATGTAAGAATGACGGTGGAGTTCGTACAGGTGGAGTAAATCCAGTTAATAAACCTCAAAGTATGTTAGATAGAGGATATAATAGTTTTTACTAGAATAATCACAAAAATCACAAAATATTATTTTTAACAGTAAATAATATTTTTAGTATAAGAATTTTTACACAAAATACACAAAATTAATTGAATTTTTACACAAAATTATTTTCTTTTATACTATTATATAAAAGATGTCGCAACCAGTATTTGATGAAAACATTTCTGGATTACCAGATTTAGAATTAAAAGTAGACCCAGCACTCATGGTTAAAGCAGATCAGACCACAGACCAAAAAGAAGGAGATGAATTAATATTACCAGATGAACCTAATACACCAACCAATCCATATAGCATGAAGACAAGTGAAATATTTGTAATGAGGAAAAAACAGTTGAAAGAAAAACAAAGATTAGAAAAGATAGATGAGAGAGTGAGAATTGAGATAGATGAACCAGAAATAATAGATGATGGAATTAGTAAAGAAGTAGAACATGATGATTTACAATTTAAGATGGACGAAGAAATACCGAAAACTAAGAGAGGTAAACGAGGAAATGATAAAAAACCACGAAAGAAAAGAGTAATGACTGAAAAACAAAAGGAAAATTTAAGAAAAGCTAGAGAAAAATCACTAGCAGTTAGAAGGGCGAAAAAAGCAGAGAAATTAGCGAAGAAAAATGGAGGGAAATCTCAAGTTCTCAAGCAAGAAAAGAAAGAAGTAGAAACTATGGCTAAACCTGTACCAATTCCATCAGTAGCTAATCAAGCACCCATGAGCTTTGATTATTTTTGTGATCTTATGGATAGATATGAGGAAAGAACTAAAAAGAAGCATAGCACTACACAAGAGCCACACCCTAACAAAAAGATACCACATCAAGCTAAACCAAGACCACCAGTTCAGAAAGTTCAGAGGAATATAGTAAATGTTAGACAACCACCACCAGATAATTTTGACCCTTATTCAATATTACAAAATAATAGAACAGGAGCTGGTAGCCTTTTCGGAAGTGCTTTCGGTTATTAAATTTGAATTTTGTAAATAATTGAAACAGATTTTTATGTTAATATTAGATGTAATATTAAGATAATAATGCCTGTGAAATACGCCAAAATCATAACACCACAACAATTGTATCAGAAAACATATCTACAAGGAAATCTACCAGATGACTATGAAGATAAAGTAGCATATTGGAGGGAATATTTTATAGCCATGAATACAGATGGAACATTTAAAATCATTTATACACATGAAGGCTGGAGAGAAATTAATACAAAAGATGAATTAGTAAACATAATACATGATTATCCAACT